CTCTTTAGCTTGTGCGTCTTGTATTGCTTGTGGGTCATACTTAAACCTATCAAGCATTTCGATATTACCATCACCTAAATCTTTATAAGCCATGTAAGACAATTCATTACCAAGCTGATATTGGTTTTCAGTTAACTGGTCTGATTGAATTATAACATCTTTACCTAGTTGCTTAACTATTTGCTTTTTGACCAACTCGTCAGGCTGTTGAGGCATGTAAGGCAACACTTGCTTACTGCCATTTATTTCTGTTGGCGCGTACTTGCCTTTAATGGTATTGAAAGCCATCTTTCTAGCAACATCAATATCAAAGCCAGCCTTTGGCAAGTTAGCCTCTGTTGCCGCTGCGAACTCTGCAGACATGAACACAGGAGCATCAGGAGTACTAAACCATGAGCCGAAAGAATCACTATACATTGACGATAATGCATCAGTGCTTTCTTCCATATTTTCACGCCCTGAAACCATAGCTTTTCTAGTTTCAATTTGCGTAGAGGATAATGATTCGTTAAGCGCTAAGGCCTCTAATGCTTGACCTGAACTCATACCTAAACCCATGTAAGCAGCAACTTGCTGAACTCTTGGTGCTTTAACGTCCATCATTGCTACAGGGTTAGTCTCATTCAGCAAGTTATATTGGTTTGCAGCGCTAGTTAAGTTTTCGCCACCTGTAATGTTTGCCATTTCAAAAGCATTGTTTACAGCAGGAGGTAACACGTTGTACTTAGTTACTATCTGGTTAGTTGCTTGCCATGGATCGCTAGCCTGAGCTAATGATGTGAATTCCTCATCAACTGCTTTCATGTGCTGCTTGTTCTTAGGGTTAATATAACCAGCTTGAATTTCAAACTTTGCCTTCTGTGATTCCTGTAAAGTCTTTTGGTTATCTGCTAACTGCTTAGTGTACCCAATGTATTGAGAGTTAGTTAACGCGCCTTTATCGCGCATTTCCTTGAAGCCTTGCTCGGTGTAATCAATAGAACCTTTATCTAAGTCAATTTTTACATCTGCCGCAGCATTAGCAATCATAGACTTTTGAGCTATAGCATAATCTTGTTTGCCTTGCACAAGTGCGCGCTCTAGCTTGCTAGCCTCAGCAACTCTTTGCTCTGTTGTTAGCATAGATTGCTGTTCAGGGTCGCGTAATGTTTCAATGCTTTGCTCAAGTTGAGGCCATGATTCCGGATCGTCTTTTGTTAACGCTAAAGTATCATAAGTAGTTAGCTCTTTAGCTGTCTTGATTCCTTTTCTTGCTTTAACTCTTGCATCGTTATTCTTAATATCACCAGTTAGCGCCATGGCAACGTCAAATTGATTTGTATCAACAGCCTGTTCAATGTCAGAGGTTAGCTTTAATGCGTTATACTCGCGTTGCTCTTGCTCTGCTTGGCCTAATAGCTTGGCGGTATTTACTTCTACAAGTGCTTGTTTTTCTTCTAGCCACTTAGTGCGCTCTTGCTTGTTAGATATTCTCTCAGCGCCAGCGTTAATGTTTTTAGTCATTTCTTGCTGGTATATTTGAGCTTTAACCTCGTATGCAGGGATATCTTGCCTAGGAACTGACTGTTCAACACCGTTAATAACTTGAGTGTCATTAAGTCGCACCTCTACACCTTCAGGTATCTCACCAGCGCTGTACGATGGCTTATCATAAGCTAAATCTAATTCAGCCTGTGATTTCATCATAGAAAGATTAAGTTGTCTTAATTCCTCGTTAGTGCGCTCCTGAGCTATCTTGTCGATAGTGCCGCCGATGATTTGGCCTGCCTGTGAGATAGCTTGCATCTTTTGTGATTCAGCAGCCGCAATACTAGGCATTAAAGCCAAACCGCGAACACCTGTTCTTACTGCGCCTGGTAATTTCATATTTAACCTTTTCCTGAACCAGTAAATAAACTCTCTGACAGTTTTGCAAAGCCTTGAATGCCCGTTATAGCTGCCTGTGTTCTTAGCTGATTAGATTGCAACTGACCACCAGCTTTCGCTACTGTCGCCTTTTGTCTTGATGATTTTCTGAGCCAGTCTAGTTGAGCTTGATTCTCTTTTTTTACATCAGCCATTACTGCAGACCTAGAGCCGGTATTTTGAATACCGCTAGCCGCTGACATTGCTGTCGCCATGCCTTCAGTTTTCTCTATATCTCTTTGTAGTCGTCTTTCTTCTTCTGCTGCTTCTTGCCCGATAAATAAAGCGTTCATGTCATTTATTTTATCTTGTCGCTTTGATGCCATAAAGCCAGAGCCAGCGCCTAAAAGCATTGATGCGCCGCCGATAATAGTGCCCCACATAAGAACCCCTTATAATTTGTTTTGAGACATTTTACCAAATATCCCGGTTAATGTTAATTTGTACGGCAGTGATTGACTAATAGTAATAGAGCCATCACCAAAACCTAAGCTTTTTACTGATACATCGCCGGTTATATTGTTTTCTCTGTAGCCCATAGGTGTAGCAGGGTAACGAACCTTGTCTCTTTCGCCGTTTATCAATGGTACTGCACTATTATAAACCCTAGCTGTTATGTCACTCCAACGCTTATTAAAACCCATTGACGTACCGGACTGTGAACCGAAGTCAGGCTCTAAAGTGGTTAAGGTTATAGGCATACTTAGACCTATAATAGCAGTATCCTCGAAGTACAGTAGCTCGCCATCACCGTTTTCATCGAGCGTTATATCTGGATGCTGGGCATCGTTTATTTTTACCGTTACCGTTTCGCCTGCCAAGTGTGGTACGGATACACTGAGTGATGTTGTCTCTATCGTTGTTGAGCTGTCCATATAATCAAGACCAAGCTCTTCAAGATAAGTGACAGATTCGCCGTTAATCGTTCTTTGAACCGTCATTGATAGAATACTAAAACCAGCCTTCTCACTGGCACTTATGCCTTGGACACTTCCTACTGTGTGTCTATGCCAACCCATAACGCCGCTAAGTGGGTCGTATGTACAACCGATTAATGTTCCATCATCAAGTAAGCACCAGACTATTGACTCAGGGTTTCTAGCATATGCTATTTGTGTGATTTTTCTCCCTAGCGTTAGGTTTTCAGCGGTAAAGCTAATCTCTTGTGCTCGCCATTGGTTTTGATCTTCTTGATACCTTGTGGCTAACAGTTTTCTTCCATCGCCAGAGATAAACATGACCATACTGCCAATCTTCTTAGCGTTTACAGACTCTCCGCCCTCAGCGCTTTGTTGGGAAACAAAAACATCGTCAGGCGTAATAACCCCTGAAGAGCCGTTAATTAAAAACTCGCCAGAAGTAGTACCTATAACTAAATTTCTACCGCCTTCAATCCACCTGATTCGACCTGATCGAGACAAAGAAAATTCAAGCCCGTCATCAGCGTTAGCGCCAATAGTTAAGTCTTCAAGTTCATTTCCGCCAGTGGACTCATCGTTTGATTTACTACCCCAAAATGTTTGCGGTTTTGACTCGACACCACCCCACCAAGAGCGACCTTGGAAAAAACCTAATGTGGTAGGGTAGTTTCCAGCACCCCATGCTGAAGGCTCACCAGTAAAAGGAACCTCTAAAAACGACCATGTGCCACCGTTGAGATTATAAAGAAGTTTGTAAGGCGCGACATTCTGACACACAAAATACATAGCGAAATCATTAGGAGACATTTCAACGTGCATAGTTCTTATGTCAGACTCAGACCAAGGATGAACAAACTCTATTGCGCCGCTATCAGTAAGGTATGAGGACACAGAGAATAGCTTTCTTTCTCCATATGATTCAACAGGCTCACCAGGGCCGCCACCTAATGACCTAGTATTCTGACAAGTAAACGTAATCCAAAAGGTAGTCAAACCTGAAGGGTTAAACGTTAACTGGCCAGAGTCACCATAAAACAATTGACTGTCTAGGTCTGAAGCGCCCTCACTAGTGCCTATAGATATAGTTGTGTTAGCTGCAATGGTTCCGCTAACCATGGCAGAGGTAAAAGTTATACTTCGGTTGTCATTCTCTGTGCCAGGCGAAACTGTTACCTGTTGGCTTATTCCTGCGATAGCACCGTTTTGTTCTTTTTCAGGGTTTAGTAATGCCGCACCACTAGACCATTCAACAAAAGACGCACCACTTGTGTATATTCTTGACCAATCATCAAGGCTTAAATTGAAAGCGGGGTTTTCAAGTTCTTGCTCGTATACAGTACCAGAAGCACCGTTTAAAATTAATCGACCATCAGCAACGGCTATTGCAGTATATGCCTCTTCTGCGTTCTTGTTTGGTATCAACTGAAAAGCAAAAGGTCTGGCGTAGTTATCACCAAGGTCTTCAATAAAGCTTGTGCCATTTCGTGACTGCATAGGCCCATGCCTAGTAACAATCATGTTCTCACAATCTTCCACGCCGTTTCTATACTGTGCTACATCGCTTCTACACCAGAATCTAGGGGATAATATGCCGGTCGTGAAATTTGTTTGTATAGGATAAATATTCATTAACGAAACCTTGAGCCGATCAATACGTTTGAACGTAAAACTTTAGTTCTACCTGTCATGCCGTCATTGGCTGAAGCTTCATCAAGTAAGGCGTTGTATTCGCCTATCAAGTCAGCCTTTAGTGTTCTGTTCGCTGATACAGGTATTGCTAGCCTATAAGCCAAGTATGTTGATAGCGCTGTGATAAATGAAGCTGTGAATCTGTTTGGATCTTCAACTTTCTCAATGTACTTAACCCACACTTGACTTGATGTATCGGCTGAGATGTATTCGCCTTCTTGTTGCCATTGCAGGTTATTTGTTGTGTATCTTGTGTTTTGATTGCCGCGCTTGTTATCCCAAACTTCTACAACCCTTGCACAGTCTGAGGGTATTTTAAAAGATGAGTCGAAATTAAATACAGGCTCAGTGTCGCTAGATTCTGCTATCTCAATTCGTTTAGTTGCAAAGTTCCAGTCGCGAGACTCTAAAACGAAATCAAGCGCATAAGGATAATGAAGTCTACAAAGATCTGCCTCTGTAGACTCCTCTAGGGGATCGACAACAAAAGAACCGCCGACAAGATTTAACGCTAAATTCCAAATGTCTACGGTACTAGCCATTGATTAATCCTCTTTCTTTTTTGTTGCTTTCTTTTTCTTTTTTGGCATGTAGCTTTCAACTGATTCGAGCTTAATCTTTAACTTAAGACTA